GAGCAGGTAATACTGCTTATGAGAATGATGGACTTGATTATGAAAACGACTACTATGACCAATACATGGCAGATGTAGACAAAGAATATTTGGCAGATGTGGACGATCAACGAGCACATCATTTTACAACAGGAAATATAGAATTGAATTACCAACCACAACATGCACACTTCTACAAATATCATGAAGAAGAAATTCTAAAAGATATTGAGGAGTATGTGTCTTCAACATATAAAGGACATTATACAGGTAAGTCTCATGAGTTTCGCAATGTTCAAACGATTGATTTGATGGCATCAAAGGAACTTGCAGCTGGATTCTGTCAGGCAAACATACTTAAGTATGGAAGTAGATATGGAAATAAAGACGGAAAGAATAAGAAGGACTTGATGAAAGTCATACATTATGCTATGCTATTATTACACTTCGATAATCACTATGGCGAACCATCAATGCCATCAGGAAATTTTGAACAAATGCCTTAACAACTATGACAATGAATTTGAGTGACAACACTTTAGGTATCCTTAAGAATTTTGCAGGAATTAATAATTCAATTCTTGTGAAAAAAGGTAATCAACTTCGCACGATATCTGTTGCAAAGAATATTCTTGCTGAAGCAGAGATTCCAGAAGACTTCCCAAGAGATGTTGCAATATATGATCTGAATCAGTTTCTAAATGGATTGAGTTTACATCAAGATCCAGACCTAGATTTTTCTGAAGAGACTCATCTTACAATTCGTGAAGGAAGAAGAAAAGTTAAATATTTCTTTGCAGATCCACAAGTTATTATTGCACCACCTGAGAAAGAGATATCTCTACCATCACAAGATGCATGTTTCCAACTTGATAGTAATTCATTAGAGAAACTACTTAAGGCTGCTGCAGTTTATCAATTACCCGATCTTGCGGTAGTTGGTGGAGCAGGTGTAGTCAAACTGATTGTTCGTGACAAGAAGAATGATACATCAAACGAATATGCAGTTATTGTAGGTGAAACTGATAAGAGTTTTACTTTTAACTTTAAAGTAGAAAACATCAGAATCATTCCCGGTTCATATGATGTAATTGTATCATCTAAGTTACTATCTAAGTTTACGAATAGTAAATTAAATCTAACTTACTACATCGCATTAGAACCCGACTCTACATTTGAATGACAGCAATAAATAGATGTCGGTTGGTAGGAAGTGTTCTTTTAATTATTGGATATTTTCTAGTTCTATATGTTGATATAAAGTCTGGATGTACTGCTAGACTTTTTGGTAATCTATTAGTATTACCCTTCTCAATTAATTGTAAAGCATATGATATTGCTTTTGTATCATCTTTCTTTGCAGTGATTGATATATCTAAAATAATTCAATTATCCACATAATGAATAACATCGGATTAGAAGTTGTCTTTTGGACAATCTTAGCACTTTATCTCCTAACAAAATTGGGAGTGTTTAAAAAGAAATGAAGTACATTCTATATAACGAAGATTTTGAATCTCAAGGTTCTTTTGCTAATATAGAAGAACTAAGAAGATTTCTTTGTGATAGAAAATATGATACTCAATGTGATAAAGATATTGGTTGTACTTTTGATTATATAAAACATATTAAATGGCACTTTGAAATAGAAGAATGAAACTAACTCAAGAAATTATTGATCAGATACAAGAGGCAATGCTTCACACTAATCTTAAAGGTGAAATAAACTGGAAAGATGGTGATGATATTCAAGTACAGATTGCAGGTACTTTTGCAAAAGATAGATTTATTGTAATTAAAAATAAAACTAAAGATCCTGTTGTAAGTGCTGCACCACATCCTTACTTTGATTATGAGAAGAAGGTCTTTACTAAAGATGGTAGAGAAGAATATGTAAAAAAACAGAAAGAAATTATAAAATAATTTGCAAAAAGAAAATCATGTGATATAATAAGGACATGAATATTTTTGTTACTGATCCCGACCCAGACTTATCAGCACAAGTGTTACCTGATAAACATGTGGTCAAGATGCCATTGGAGACATGCCAAATGTTGGCAGTAGTCTTCTCTAAGTGGTATTACAACTGGGGTAATGATTTACTACCTAAGAAAGATGGCACTCCTTACAACACTGAGAAGGGTGCTTTCCGTGGACATCCATGTACAATATGGGCAGCAGAAAGTCTTGCCAATACTGCATGGTTGATTCAGCACGGATTTGCATTGTTGAATGAGTATGAAACCAGATATGGTAAAGTCCACTCATGTCAAACTGCAATGAATGCAGCAGAAGAAGTATTTGAGAAAAGAACTGGTAAGACATTACTATGCCACAAGGAAGCAACACCATTTGCTTTTGCAGGCCCTGATCAGTTCAAGCATGATTCAAGTATTGATATTCTAACTAAGTATAAAAGATACATTGCATCTAAACCTTGGGTGTGCGATAATTATCTTAGGAAACCAGATCGTAAACCTGCTTGGTTATGAGTGACTTTATATGGGTTGAAAAATACAGACCCAAAACAATTGATGAGTGTATTCTCCCTGATGGTATTAAGAAAACATTTCAAGATTTCTTAAATGCAGGTGAGATACCAAATATGTTATTATCAGGCCCACCGGGGATTGGTAAGACAACTGTAGCAAAGGCACTATGCAATCAACTTGGAGCAGACTACTATGTTATTAATGGATCGGATGAAGGACGTTTTCTCGACACTGTTCGGAACAACGCAAAGAACTTCGCATCTACCGTCTCTCTTACGAGTGACTCGAAACATAAAGTTATCATCATCGATGAAGCAGACAATACCACTTCCGATGTACAACTCCTTCTCAGAGCGAGTATTGAGGAGTTCTCCAAAAACTGCAGGTTTATCTTTACCTGTAACTACAAAAACAAAATTATCGAACCTCTACATTCTAGGTGTTCTGTTGTTGACTTCTCAGTTAATAAAAGAGACAAACCAACAATAGCAGCACAATTCTTTGCTAGAATAAATCATATTCTCGACAAAGAGAATGTGAAGAGTGATAAGAAAGTTGTTGCTGAGTTAATCAGTAAACACTTTCCTGATTGGAGGAGAGTCCTCAACGAGTGTCAAAGATACTCAGTCGGAGGTGAAATAGATTCCGGCATCCTAGCGTCCTTTTCTGATGTTTCAATTAATGAACTTACTAAGAGTCTTAAGGAAAAGAACTTCTCTGAAGTTCGTAAGTGGGTCAACACTAACTTGGATAATGATACTACTTTACTTTTTCGTCGCATTTACGATAGTTTGTATGAAACCTTGGTCGCTAGTTCTATTCCTGCTGCCGTACTTGTTCTGGCTAAATACCAATACCAAGTAGCATTTGTGGCAGATCAGGAAATTAACCTATTAGCTTGTTTAACCGAAATTATGGTGGAGTGTGA